TCTTCCTTGCTTTCCCTTCTTACATTTCTGTTCGAAAGGACTAAGCCGCTTTATTTTGAGCGGAGCAACTGGATAACCGAGGACGGCATCCATACCACAGGATTCTCGAAAGATTCCTGTAGTGCAGCACTTATCTTCATTGAATTTTAATCCAAATGAAGGGAAGTGATCAAGTAAGGGCACATGGTTTTCGCCCTTAACGATGATGTCGTCTCCGTACACGTAGATCGCGCGTAACGCTCTTTTAAGCGGAACGCCTTCTACGTTTAAAGATGCTACAGCCAGCGACCAGTGAACTAAGGATTCAACAGGGAAACAGAGGGCTGAACCCATTGGTGCGAATTTTCGCATCAAATGGATTTGACCATCTGGTAACTCTGTTGCCTCCGTTCGTGTTCCCAGGAGCTTCTTTAGGATTGTAGTGCCTTCGAAAAGACACTTTACTAATCCGAGAGAAATCCTGTCGGACGCCTCCTTCATATCCAACGTGGCTAGTTGGCCACTCGGATATGATCCTCTTAGGGCGAGATTTCTGTTAATTTCTTGGTTTTTGAAATTAACATGACCTCGGGTAAGTCGATGTTTTTCAACAGTCGACATAAGGGTTCTCGTGAGACCTTGTTGGATATACTGGAACTCTAAAGGTTCCATACATATCATACGAGGGCCACGGGAGTCCTTGGGTACAAGAACTGTCTTGGAGATCCCCGAAGGGATCTCCTCGAGTTTTTTGTACGCACCCACCTGAGAGGCCAGGTCCATAGCATTGGCGTAAAAGAATTTATAGTATGGGTATACTTGATGTATACATTCATACTTCCGAGAAAATTTCATTTTCTCCCAATTCTTTTCGCCGGTAGCTACAGCCCCTGGACCATGTGCTGGTATAATGTCATCGACATTAATACCTTTGCACACTTGGCTAAGGAGAGTACGGGAGATCTTAACGATTTCCAGTTGTGGTTTAGTTAGTGTCTCGGGATCTATGATCCAAGGACACAGCTTATCCACCTCTGAAAAGCTGTTAAGAAATCTGCTAATGCATTTAGCATTATAAGCC